TTAAAATTGATATAAAAGAAATAGTATGACTTACGAGCAATGGCAGATAGTAGAAGCAGAAATGCGAGAGCTATACGCAAAAGACAATACGCTCACACATTTTGATATTACTATTCAAATAAAAAAAGTAAACATAGAACCAAAAAGAGCAAGAATTAATATAAAAACTTATAATGATGAGCGAAAAAAATCGATGGGTACTATTAGAAAATAGCGAACCACATACAATTTTACTAACTGAAGAGGAAGCAATGAAATTAATTGCGATACAAAGGTTCGATAAGTCAAAATGGGAAATATTCTTTGACGAATACTACGAATACATAGAATACTATTCCGAAGAAGAGAAAGAACAAATAAACCGTTTAATACCTTGAATTATGACACCAAAAGAAAAAGCAAAAGAATTAGTAGAAAAAATTTATGAAGAAATAGCATATTATCCAGAAAAATCATTGTGTTATTTTGAATGGAATAATGCAAAAGATACTGCTTTAATAGCAGTTGATGAAATTATTAATAGTGTAGCTAATGAACACGTTTCTGATATATATGATAAGTATTGGAATAAAGTTAAAAAAGAAATAAAAAAAGTATGATAGTTTTAGTAGATGCAGACAGCCTTATTTGGTCAAGCTGCTATAAGCAAAAAGAGCACCCAGAAGACGAACAATATCATTCGATAGAAAATGCTAAGTTAAAGTTTGACGAAGTGTTTATGGCTATTATAAACACCATTGAAGAAATCCACGAAATAGACAAGGTTTTGACTTTTGCAAATGCTTTAGGTAATTTTCGTAAACAAATTTCTAAGAGCTATAAAGCAAATAGAATAGGACGTGAAATACCACCTATTTTAAACGAATTGCAATCGTACGTAAAAGAGCAATACGAAAGCATAGCAGGTTATGGAGTTGAAACTGATGATGTAGTAGCCACGTACTGGACAAACTTAACTAATACGTTTGGGCGTAATGAAGTTATAATAGTTTCAATAGACAAAGACTATAAGCAATTACCCTGTTTGATGTATGATTATCATATTAAGAAACAATGTTATTACGATATAAGCAAAGAGCAATCATTATACAACTTTTACGAGCAAATGATAATAGGAGATACAGCAGACAATGTTAATTTTTGCAAAGGTTATGGTTCAAAGTATGTTGAGAAAGCATTTAAAGACTGTTTAAGCGAATATTCTTTAATTAAGGTAACATTTAGCCTATTTAAAAAGATATACAAGCACAAGGCACGTGAAAAGTTTATTGAATGTAAATTATTATTAAAATTAAAAACAGACTAACGTCCGTCCTGTGGCTTTGTCTTGTTGCCGATTAAACACAAGACCAACTTTAAATTAAAAACAGAAAATGGAAAGTACAAAACCAACATTAAATGAAGCCGAAAACGGCAATAAGTCAAAACCGCTGTTAGTGGCTGGGCAAATTGTTTGGTTAGATTATGACTTAGCAAACAAATCAAAGGTTGAAGTTGTAGAGCAAACACCCCAAAGAATGTTTACTACGGTAAAAGACCCTAAAGGTGATTATATATGGTCGGTTATGACATATCGTCTGATGCCTTGCCACTAACTATTTGCTAACCGCTATAAATACAAATCTTTTATGAAGTCATATACTAAAAATATTACGGTTAACGTTTCTGAAATTCAGTTTAACACTTTAGAAAAAATAAGAGCTAATAACATAAAAGTAGGCAATTTTATACGTGAAGCAATAGCCGAAAAGATTAAACGAGATTACAAACAATTAATATTAAAACCTAAAAAATCGGAATGTCCTTTTTAAAAATAAAGCAATGAAATTATATACAGCAAAAGAAATGTGTAAAATTTTAGAAATAAAATTAACAACTTTTTACAAGTTACGATTTGAAAAAAATATAAAGCCAGTAAAAACAGTTAAGAATTTCAATTACTTTTACAAAGAGCAATTTGAAGATGACGTACCAAGATATTATCCTATTAAAACACACGAGGTTTATTATATTTACGAATCTAAAATGAATACAAATAAATTATGATTACAATTACAAACGAGGATAATATGCTTTTAATGTCACGTTACCCTGATAATTATTTTGATTTGGCAATAGTTGACCCGCCTTATGGATTAGGAAATAAATTAACTCAAGGCGGTACTTGGTCTAAAAAATGGCAAACAAAAGGAGCTGATTGGGATAAATTACCAAATAAAGAATATTTTGATGAATTAAAAAGAGTAAGTAAAAATTGGATTATTTGGGGCGGAAATTATTTTATTGAATACTTACCAAATTGCAGATGCTTTTTAGCGTGGCATAAACCTTATATGGATGGAATGCACTCAATGAGCAATGTTGAATTAGCTTTAACTTCTTTTGATACAAACGCTAAAAAAGTTTCTATAAATAAAGATTTAGGAGGTGAAGAAAGAATCCATATTACTCAAAAACCAATTAAGTTGTACAAATGGATTTTAGAAAATTATGCAAAAGAAAATGATAAGATACTGGATACACATTTAGGTTCAGGTTCAATTGCAATAGCTTGCCACGATTACGGATTTGAATTAACCGCTTGTGAATTAGATAAAGAGTACTTCGACAAAGCAATGCAAAGAATAAACAATCATATAGCACAACAAAAACTATTTTAAAACAGCGCAAATAAGCAACTATAAAATAAAAGTTGTACATTTGTATATGATATTAAAAGAATTAGCTAAAAGTGATGTTAAATGGCGTGAAATGGCATACAACATTTGCCGTGATAAAACGTTGGCCGATGAGTTGGTACAAGATATGTATATTAAGTTACATAGCATAGATAAAACCGTAACCGATGGTTATATTTTCGTTACGTTACGGTCAATCTTTTACGATGGAATTAGAAAGAGCAAAAAAGAAATACTGTTTGAAGATTTTGATAGGTTTGTAATAGAAGATGAGCCGTATATCGAAGAGCCACAACCCGACTACCAAGAACTAATAAAAGATTTAACTTGGTACGAAAAGACTACATTTGAATTATCAACTTTAGTAGGACAAAGAGAGTTAGCAAGACAAACAGGCATACATTTACAAACTATACACCGAGTAGCGAAAACAGTTAAAAATAAATTAAAAAATAAATAAAATGGCAGTATTAAAAGGGGAGTTTAAATGTGTTAAATTTGAATATGAACCACATAATCAAACTGAAGATGAAGGTTCTGGAATTTTAATAATAAAATTATCAAACGGGGTAGAAAGTACCCATATTATAAAAAATTGGGGTTATTCGAGAATATTTCAATATATAGAATCAATGAGTAATTTAATTTAATTAAAATAAATAAGATGGCAAAGAGAAAAAAAGAAATACAAGGGCTTGGAGACGTAATAGAAAACATTACTTCAGCAATTGGAATTGAAACGTGCGTAGGTTGCACCGAAAGAAAATTTACTTTAAATAGGTTGTTTAATTTTAAGAAACCTAAAAGCGAAATGAGCCAAGATGACAAAGATACTTTTGATAGTTTTTTAGAAACAATAGGGCACGATGTTATTAATGGAAATAGAAGTAAATTAGACAATGAGCAAGTAGAATTTTTAAATGAGCTATACTTAAACTATTTTAATTTAGACTTAACAGAAACAACAACATTTTCTAAAATTCACATTACTATTATTAAAGACTTAATAAAATTATCTAGCTATGGGGAGGTATAAACTAATAGAAACACCTGAGCTACTTTGGGAGTACTTTAAAGAGTATAAAAAAGCCACAAAGAGCAAACCTTACATTATAAAAGATTGGGTAGGTAAAGACTCAAACGAAGTATATAGAGAGAAAGAAAGACCATTGACAATTGAAGGCTTCGAATGTTGGTTATTAGACAACGATATTATAGGCGATTTAAGCCACTATTTTGCAAATACTAATAACAAGTATGAAAATTATTTAACTATCTGTTCACGGGTCAAGAAAGCGGTCAGACAAGACCAAATCGAGGGAGGTATGGCTGGAGTTTACAATCCAAGCATCACACAAAGATTAAATAGCTTGGTTGAGAAAGTTCAAACAGATATAAGCGTTACTAAATTTGAATTTGATGAGTAGTGTAAAAGGATATAAACCGCATATAAATCAAAAAGTAATACACGATAGTATAAACAACGACCCGTATAAATATTATATCTTAAACATAGGTAGGCAGTTCGGAAAAACTATGTTAGGAATTAATCAAATGTTATATTGGGTTATTAATAACAAAGGTTGTAATATAGCGTGGGTAACACCAGTTTATAAGCAAGGTAAAAAAGTATTTGCGGAATTAGAAAAGGCTACTCGATTGAGTGGTCTTTTTGAGTTTAATCAAAGCGAACTAACAGTAAAAGGTTTTGGAAGTACTATATCTTTTTTCTCAGGTGAGAGACCCGATAATATTCGTGGTAATACATTTGATTATTTAATAATAGATGAGACCGCATTTACACGTGAGGAACTTTGGAGTGAAGTTTTAAGTGCAACTGTATTGGTTAAGGGTAAAAAAGTTTTGTTTATATCTACACCCAAAGGTAAGAACCATTTTTATAAATTATCATTACAACCTAATTATGATAATAGATACAAGTACTTTCACTTTACTTCATACGACACACCATTTATAAATGAATTGGATTTAGAAGAGCGTAAAAGAAGTTTACCAAGTCATATATTCAAACAGGAATATTTAGCTGAATTTTTAGATAATGCAAGTGGTTTATTCTCAAACGTTAGGGAGTGTATTAAAGAGCCTACAGACTCAACTAAATATCACGGTGGTTTAGATATTGGACGGGCGGATGATTACACTGTATTGACTATCATAAACGAACATAAACAAATAGTATTTATAGAACGTTGGAGACAAGATGAGTGGACCAGCATTATAAATAAAGTAGCAGCTAAAATAAATGAATATAACGCAAGGGTATTTGTAGAGGTAAACAATCAGGGTGACGTATTTTATGAAATGTTAAAAAAGTTATGCGGACAAAAAGTATATCCTTTTGTAACTTCAAGTAAAAGTAAACCGATAATGATTGAAGAGTTGGCAGTTTGCTTTGAGCAAAAAGATATAAGTATATTAGATATTAATTGGCTTATAGATGAGTTAGAAGCATTTACTTACATATACAACCCAAACACTCGTAACGTTCAATACAGCGCACCTACAGGCGTACACGACGATAGTGTTATAAGTTTAGCATTAAGCATACAGGCACATAAGCAATTAAGAGCGAGAGAAGTTAGAATAACATAAACAAACATAAATTAAAACGTTATAAGATTATGAAGATAATTGCAATTTTTAGTTTATTCATTCCTTTATATTTTATTTTAGGATATGCAATAATAAAAATAATTTATAAAAACAAATAAATGAAAGTAATAATTCCAACAGAGCTAAAAGATATAAGATTGTCGCAGTACTTGAGATATGTTCAAGTGGTAAAAGATAACCCAGACGACGAGACTTTTATTTGTATTCAAATGGTATCTATATTTTGTAATTTAGATGTAAAAGAAGTAATGACAATTCCAGTCAATGATTTTGCTGAAATAGTAGAAACGATTGCTAAAATGTTAGATAGTAAGCCTAAATTAGTTCACACGTTTAAACTAAATAAAATCGAATATGGTTTTATACCAAACTTTGATAAAATTAGCTTAGGAGAACACGCAACGATTGATACGCTACTTGGAGATACAGATAATTTAGCATTATTAATGTCAGTTCTTTACAGACCAATAACAAAGAAAGCATTACCATTTTATTCGATTGAAACATACGATGGAGACGAAAGTAAATGCGAACTATTCAAAGAGGTTACAATGGATGTTGTAAATGGTTCACTACTTTTTTTTTGGACTTTAAGCAAAGAATTATTGAGCAATATCCTTTGGCATTTGGAGAGCAAATCGAAGAGGGAGGGCGTGAATTTGGAGGAGGTTTTGGCGAAAGGTGGGGTTGGTATTGGGCATTTGTTAGACTTGCGAGAGAGCTTGGAATCAATGTACGAGAAGTTGGAAAAGAGCCTTTACACGAATCACTCACGTTACTATCTTTCTTAACTGACGAATCAAATGAAGAGCAAAAGAACATTAAAAAACATATAAAATGAAAGCATTCTATAACGCAATAGATTACATTAAAACTACGCTTGAGAAAGCACCACTTTTAAATACAATAACACACGGTACGGATATAATCGATAATACTAAAAAAAGCATTTTTCCATTAGCACATATAAACATATTAAGTTCAAACATTGGATCAGGTGAAGTTAAATTCACTTTTGAAGTTGCAGTAGTAGATATAAGAAACGTATCTAAAATCAAAGTAGCTGACAAGTTTTTAGGCAATGATAATGAACTTGACAATCTAAACACGTGCCACGCTATATTAAATTTTATGATAACTAATATGCGTTTGCAAAGAAATGAATTTGATATTGAATTATTAAACGAGCCTAACTTACAACCGATATTAATGGCATTTACTAATATGTTAGATGGATGGAAATGCGAGATTGAAT